CTAGCAGCTTACGAACCTTCTTCAGATCACGCGATCCGGCTTTCCAGCGCCACCCCGCCGCTGAACGTTCCATGCCTGCCTTCTTGACCCAGATACGCGCAAGCTGTGGCTGCATACCGCGCTCCGCGGCGAGCTGGGACAGGGTCGCGAATCCTTCGACTTCGCGCGGTTTCACGATAGCGTACGCAAGCGTCTTGCCGCGTTTACCCGTGGAAGAAGGTGCAGTGGTTTCATGGGTACTTACCATCGGGGATTCGACAATTTCGTCGATTTCTTTGCGCGTCAATCGACGAGTACTGGGGTCCGGGGGTTTGCGCACGATTTTCTTTATTTTCCTAACTTCAACTTCACTCACGGTAGTTGTACCTCAATCTCTAAGCTGCCGTTTAGGTGCCTGTAGATGCGCATCAGGGATAAAGCGTAGCGTATCCCTACTTTGTCGTTTACCTTGTACCCGTATATTGCATTAACTCCTCCTGGGGTAGGTTCACGTTTACGGCGTAACTCTTCCTGTGTACGACGTAGCTCTTCGCGCAACTTATCGGCTACTTCGCGATCTTGTTGCATATCAATGATTGTGTCGTGTAGCTCAGACAAGTCTACGGTCACATTGACGCCTTCCTGCACTAACAACCACACCGCGGCAAGGGCTTTAGCCGTTACATCTTGAAGTTGGTATCGCAGCTTATCGTTAATTTTACCTAAGTCGTCATTCAAAGTACGTACGCCCCGCAGTTCTTCCTGAAGTGCTTCAACGTCTGACCAGTTTACCCAAGCACCTAAAGCAGCCTGTTGCGGGACCTCGCCATCTATATCGTAACGGGTCATTTCGTCCTCGTTCGGTAGTGATCACATACTAATTCAGCGACACGTTTCTTTCTAGTTATCGCTAAGTAAATGTCTTCATCGATTGTATCAGTAGCGGTAAGAAAATAATAGTGTCCGACTGGTTTATTAAAGTCCAAGATGCGAAAACGGGCCTGCTCAAAGTTGAGCATGCTGAAATCTATGGAATAGCAAATGATGCAGTCGGCTGCGGACATGTCGACTGCAATACCTGCCTGTATCTGCATCACTAGGCAGTCTTGCTTGAACTTACCATCGTAGGGCTCCCCGCCGCGGACTATTCCGGTGTGGTACCCAAGTCGCGCCAGCTCCTGCGCAATGCGGTCTATTTCGTGGCGGAAGCGTGCGATGACGATAAATTTGCCCGCGTGCTTCTTCTGCGCCTCTCTAATCATCTGTGTCATCGCAAACAACTTTTCCCGGCTGATATCGAGGAGGGTAGCCTTTTTCCCCTCGACTTCTGGGGCTACGAGCACGCTGCCGCCTGTTACTTGCTGCAGCTTGATGAGGCTAGCCAGGACGTTCTTGACCTTGATCTGTCGCTTGTTCACCTCAGTGACTAGATCGGCTTTCAGCTCCTCATACGCAGTCCGGGTGCGCTTATTGAGCGCCACCGGTACCTTGGTGTATTTGAGCATTAGTGGCTTATCCCGAGCTTCCCTGAGCGTCTTGCGATAGCTGTGGGCGTGGAACTTTTGGTGGAACTCCTTCTCGTTCTTGATGCCGACTACGTCATGCTGCTTGTACCCCCCGCGGATCAGGTAGCGCCCTTCGAAGCCCTCTTCGAGCACTTCCTTGCGAGTCGCAGGGTCTTTGTAAGTATTATCGAATTTACCGAATACCCCCGGATCGATAAAATCAAATTGAGCCCAGGCATCCTGTATGCCTTGCGCAATAGGCGTCCCAGTCAGCGCCAACCGCCAGCGAGCGAACCTCGCCAGCTTGCGCACTACTCGCGACCGAGTAGCGCCCCGCGACTTGATGTAATGGGACTCGTCGCATATTAGTAGCAGGTCGTTGAGGTATTTGGCTTCTTTGTACAGCGCTTTGCGCTTGCTGACCCACTGCTCGTAATTCTCGATGCGTATTTGGGTGTCGTTAAGCCCGCTGTGCAACTTCATCCATTTCCCTATCTCACGCCACCACACCTCAGGCGCGGCTCCTCCAGCTTTGGGGCATATTACCCATAAGTGCTTGGGGCGCAGAGTATCGGCAATCTTCAGTGCAGTAGCAGTCTTACCCGTACGCTGTTCCAACCAAATTCCAAAGCCCCCCTCGGCCTGCATGAGTGCAAGGGCTTTGTTAGCGCATTCAAGTTGGTACGGTCTTAATTGCATGTTCTACTCTGCCCAGACCCCGCACGTTACCCACTTAAGGTAGCCCAGTGATCTCGCACCAGTGCAACGTGCGGGGAGGGACTTCAAATGACGGTCAACTCATCGGTGTCAATTTCGTACGTGTCTTCGTCGTCCGAAACTACAATCGCTTGGTCGCCGTCGATGCTCTCGATTGTACCTTTGACGAGCTTATTTTTCTCGTCCTTGAATTTCACCTTGGCGCCTTTCTTGAGCTTCTTACTCGAGGGCTTTTTGGGCTCGTCTTCCTCTTCGTCGTCTTGTTCTTCCTCCTCGTCGCCCTCTTCTTCGTCCTTCTTGGTGCGCTTTTTGGGCGGCTCTTCCTCCTCGTCTTCGTCCTCCTCAACGGGTTTAGACTTACCCTTCTTGACGGGCTTTTCCTCTTCCTCATCGCCGTTATCGTCAACGGTATTACCGTCTGACAGCGGTGCGACACCGGTCACGCGAGCGAAGGTACCGTTTTCGCGCTTGTCGTGAGTCAACTCGATAATGCACTCAGTCTCACCGTCGATCATCTCGTCCCAATCAACTTCGTGCTCACCGTCAGGCACCTCGACTCCCATTGCTTCCAGCAGGCCCTTGAGTTTCCACAAGGCTTGCGGTTGGAGCGAGTAGTTGTCGAAACGCACCTCGCGTCCGTTGCACTTATCGGAGGTAATTTCCCACGTTACATCTCGGTAGGGCTCGCCACTCTCCTTACCCTCCTTGGTCTCGGCACTGATGATCTTCGCCTTGTAGCGCCCCTCAGGTGGAGCTGCGCCCCCTCCCGACTTGACTCCTGCGAAGTCGACGGTATCGACATTGCCTTTACGTTTTTTTACTGGTTTTGCCATGTTGGCTACTTCACCTTGTTGGTGTGTTGGTTAAACTATTTGATTGGGGTACTGTAGGTTGTTCTGCTGCCCCCACCCCCCATCTATTCTTTGCCCACTAATACACGCTTGCCCAGCTTGCGCTTGCTGCATGTATTGTAGACTCTCGTCTTTCATTTTACTGTGGTGCTTCCGGCAGGCTTCAATTGCCGCTGTGACCTTCTCTCTGTCAGCCCAGGACAATTCCGTCTCAGTTAACAGGTTGACTAAGGGCATTACTACTGCGCTAAGCGGCTGTTGTTTAATGATGCTCACAGTTTTTTCACCTTTCTAGCCAATGACTCGCCCTTGGAAAGCTTCATGATTTTATCAAACGTCGGATTAACGATATACTCCGGTACAGGTCCCGCACTAACCGGGCGGCGAATACCGCAGCGGTAATATCCTGAGACTAAGCGCATGCAGTATTGCATCTCAGTCTCCTTAGTCTTCTTGTCGTATGACTCCCGGACGAATTGGTTACCGATGACGCTCACTGCACCAAGTAAGAAGTTAGTAATGGAGCCAGTGAGTGCGGTCGTGATCTCAGGCGTCAAGCGGTCATCGTCCTCCTCTGCGGCGCCTATACGCTTCTGGTGCGACAGGAAGCACACGTTATAGCCCTTATCGATCAGGTCTCTGTAGTGGAGCACCCACTCCATCATCCAGCCGCCGAGCTGCCCATAGGAGCGCTGCGAGAACACGTCTTCCGACCGCTGGTTCTTCTTGGCCTTCATCTCGCGGATGACCATCCCCTGCAAGCCAGTCATTTGGTCCAGTACTATCGACTTGTATTTAGTACCACCCTCCAAGTGCCAATACAGGTCTTCCATGTCTGAAGTGCTCGTGACCTTGATCACGTCGACGCCAGCTACATCGATAACGGAGTCTGTGCCGCGCTCCATGATATCCACCAGTAGCAGAGGCTTTGGAAAGGTGCACGCGAAGACGGTCTTCCCGGTCTTCTGGTCTCCGTAGCAGAGCACTGCTATGTTACTTTCTACGTCGCGCAGTGGCTTGATGCGCGACTCTATCGACTTGTTAGTTAGCTTTTTCACTCACGCCTCTCCAGTTTCGCGTGTGTCTTCTTCGCGTTCTTCGTAGTTTGATTTTTCCACGAACTTAGCGTTAACGCCAGCTAATTCTGCTTGGCATAACGAAAAGAATTCACAGCCTTTACAGGTGTACGTCGCATTGCGAGGGAATGATTTCGCGGTACGCATCATCTCAGCGGTAGTGATGAATTCTTGCACCACTGTCTTGGTCATCTGCACCGAGGGTATTGGTAGCGGTATTCGCTGATAGAAACGGTCAGACGCTTTTTTCTCCAACTCCTTGATGTAGTACGCATAGGCTTCTTCGTCCAAGTCGTTATCGCGTATCGCCTTGCGATAGGTGAACACGTCGGTGTCGAGATCCTTGCGGCGGGTGAGCTGCCCGCTCTTCAGTTTCGGCGGTATCGTGGGGGCTTTGGTGCGCAAGTAATCCCAAATGATACCGTCAACTTTTTCTCTGTGCTCGCGGTTCCAGGCTTCCACGTACAACAGGAGCTGCGTATTACTGAAGCGCTCCTCAGCGGTCGGTATTACCCGGTGCGTCTTGCGATCGACCAACCAATGCCGCCCTTGGTGTTTAACGCGTAAATCATAGTGACCCTCAAATTCAATTTTTGGCGTCAGCTGTGTGCGTACTAGCCCCTCGGTCGCAAGCACTTTCCAATCGTCATCCTTGTAGGTGCGCACGTAGCCACGGTATATGCGCCATATATCGCTAAGGAAGTTTTCTCCATAGAACTCGCGCTCTTCTTCGAATAAGACGCCGTACTGGTCTTGGTACTTAGCCCAAATGTCCCGAGGTAGGTTGTGGTCTCTACCGATAATGTGCAGGTCGCGGGCTTCTAGCATCTCGTGCAGTATGGTCCCGCGAAACAGTGCGGCAGGCTTACGCTTGGCTTGTAGGTTTCGCACGTAGGCGTATTCGTATTTCTTGTTACAACTACGCCAAGCCTTAACCTTACTGAAGCCCGTCTTAAACATTTTCTCTAGCTTGCCACGCGTATAACGCAGATTCCCATCGCGCGTCCCATTGTTTACGTCGTCGTAGCTCTTGTTTAGCTGTTTTAGCGCATTGTATCGATGTTATTAAATCCTCATCTGATAAAGTTTTCAACTCAGGGGCTTTACGCATGCCGTGCTGGGCAATGAACCACGTTTCAAATTTCGATTCGGCCATCAATGTACTCCGGTAGAGGGGCACTAATCCAATTCAAGAATGCTTTGGGGATGTCGTACGAGGTCAAGGCAAGCCCACAGCGCTTACCGTGGGACCTCTGACACGCTATACAGCATCCGCTCGTTATGTATCGCTCTGTAGCCTTACAGATACGGCAAGGCTTACCCTGAAACGTACCCGCGCTCTTACGAGGCATCGTAGTTAACGTCTCGTATTTGGTCGAAGAGCCGTTTTAACGCTTCTCGTTGCGCATGGTCGCTAGGGGGCTTCCAGCGACGCGATAGCCCCAGGAGTGCGTGTTGTGCAGACTTCTCTCGAAGAAGCCCTTTTAGAGCGTCGAAGGAGTTACGGTCTACGACAAGAATAAGTTCAGTTACCCCTGCCATGGGGTAACGAATTATATCAGCTGAGGGTATCTTAACTAGGATCACGATAAACTCTCCCACGTCCCCAAGCGCCGACATTAACGTCAACGATCATGGGTACGTTCATTTTGATTTTGAAGGTCTTCAGGAGCCTAGGGCACTCCATGATTCGTCGCACTTTCGGTAATACGTCGTCCTCGCAGCCTTTGCGCATGAGCCCTAGTAAGGCGTCGTGATGCTCTCCACAAAGCTTAAACTGGTCACGATCGATTGTCTCGTTAATTTCGACCATCGCGGCAGCTTTCCAATCGCCGATCGTACCCTGTACGGGGGCGTTAACGGCTTGCCTCTCTGCCTCCATACGGGCGTCTTTATCTGTGGATTGAATACTAGGCAACCTACGTATCCGCCCGAACATATTCGTGACGTAGCCATCAATGCGGGCGATACGCTTACAGCGGTTGTGCCAGGGCTCTAAGCCGGGGTACACCTCAAAAAAGCCTGTCCGGAACGCATGTGCCTGGCCCCAAGTGCACTCCCAATCATAGTCAACGCGGGCTTTCTTCATGAACGTGTTTTCGTACATGCCGTAGAGGTACCCGAAGGATATTCTCTTAGCGTTAGTACGGGCGGTTTTCCACTCTTTCCAGGCCTTAGTACAGGCTTCTACCCCCATCTCCCGCATAATGGTTAAAGCATCTGACAACGATGGCTTACCGTATTTATTGCAGACGTTCCGTTTAGCTACGGTGTCTATAGCTGCTTGGGCGTATTCTGGCATGTGTCCCGCACCTACTAGAAACAGCACAGTATTCCAATGAACATCCTGCCCCTTACGGTAAATACCTATTAGAGTCGTGTCGCCAGACATTTCTGCAGCTATGCGTAGCTCTGCCTGCGATAAGTCCGCGGCGACGAATTCCCAGTCGCTATCGTCAGGCAAAGCGATAATGGAACGAATATCGCCGTCCGTAGGGATCTGATGCAGCCGGCTCGAAAATCTGCCCGTAACCGTCCCCGGCTGCTTGTAGCTGAAGTAAATGCGGTCGCCTACAATGTACTGCTTCCACCCTTCCAGATAGCTGCTGATGATCTTCTCTAGCTCGCGAAAATGGAGCAGCTCGTTGATGATAGGGTGTTTGCCTTTTAAGTCGACTACGGCAGCTTCCCCCGTCGA